GGAAACACTTGTAATTGATAAGCTAAATAAAATGGGAATTAGGTCTGATTACCAGAATAAATTATTTCAAGCACAGGGGTTATTGAGTATCGAAATACTTCCTTCAGCATGAAACCAATCAACGCATTTCTCAATATCCACAACGGTAAAGTAGTGGCAAGTACAATAAAGAAGCCAAATGCAGACGACTTCCGTTACTTAAAAACGAAGGCAATGTCAAATGTTGGTATTAGGCATTTTGGGAAGGCTATTACTCAGTGGCAATCCTCCATACTCGGAGAGCCAGATAACTGGTATTATGGAAGGGATGAAAATTATCAGGAATATTATACAGTAGGGATAGAACTCAACTATATTAAGATTGAATTTCCTAACCACCCCTGCCAGGTAGAAGTGGGGAAAGAAGTAACAGTAATAAAACTATGAAAAGCACAGAAAAAATTCATGAAATAGTAGAACAGATGCCACCTGAAGACAGGAAGGTAATGATGCAGGATTTACTTAACTTACGTGAAATGATCCTCGACGAGATCACTGCAACAATCGCAAATTCTAAAAAATTGCTGCGGCTGTTTTATAAGCAGAACGGTGCTCATTATAGTAGGGGAAAATTCAGAGAGCAATGATATTCAGGATTAAGACCGAAGAACAGCGGGAGTCTGTAATCTCATACATTAAGAGGCTACCGATTGAGAAGCGCGGATTCAGGGGCAGGATCGATCCGATTGCCAGCCAGAGAAGCAACAGGCAGAACAGGTACATGCATTTTGTCTTTAATCTGATTGCCGAAGAAAGTGGCGAGAAGATGGATGAAGTGAAATGGTTTTACCGCAAAATGTTTCTGACAACTGTTATCGAAGTCTTTGGCGAAGAGGTTGAGTATGTGAAGAGCACAACAGAGCTAAGCACAATAGAACAGGAGGACTTCATGAGTAAAGTCAGAATACATGCCAGCTCAGAGAGAAACCAATTCATACCGTTACCCAACGAAATAACTTACGACGATGAACTATATTACTGACAAACCTGAAGGCAGAGGATGTGCGTTGTATTTTGTGGTCATGATTATTTGTGTAGTTATGATCATATTAACTTTGATACTTGTATAGATGGATTTTTTGCATTACATTTGTAAGGTCAGGTCCATCGTTGGAGGGGGGAGTTTGGAGTGTCTTCCCCCTCCTTATTCGCAAATCAAATGTTAAAACTCTTGCATAAAACGCTAATTATCACTAACTTGAAGAGAAAAACATGATTTTTACAAGCTACTTCGGGAACATTCGCAGGATCAAACAAGCCGGGATAGTTCCTGTCAGCATAGCAAGGTATAATCCTGAATTCTTTCAGGGTAAGACAATCATAGAGCTGGCTCCTACGCATAAGATGTTTGGCATGACCTGGGATCAGTTTGATTTTCATTATAAGAATATGCTTGCCCGCCTGGATGCACGTCAGGTCGTTGAGAAAATCAAGAATTACGGGAAAGGAAGGCAGGTCGCTTTGTTATGTTATGAGAAATAGCAGAGAAAATGAAGTACATTCTCGACACTATGGAGCAGGAAGGACAGATAGAAAAGCAGAGGCGATGGGATGGGCTGAGTATCATACTTGACGAATACCTGAAATAAACGGACAATGGCAAGGAAAGAACTATATGATCCTGACACATTCCCATTGAAGGCGCAAGGCTTTGCAAGAGAGGGACTTAATGACGAAGAGATAGCAGAGAAACTGGGGATAGGGAAGACAGTTTACTACGAATACCAGAAGAAATACCCGGAGTTTGCGAACGCAATAAAAGAAGGGAAAGCTCCTGTGGACAGGGAAGTAGAGAACGCTTTACTGAAGAGAGCGCAGGGATATGATTACACGGAGAAGAAAGTTTTGGTCAGCGTAAATGAGAAGGGCGAACAGAAACCAGCGAGAATTGAAACGATCACCAAGCATGTTCCGCCGGATGTTGGGGCAATAGCTTTCTGGCTAAAGAACAGGATGCCGGATAAATGGAGAGACAGGCAGGATTTGTCACATACGTTCCCTCAAGAATTACCTTTTGATGTTAAGATTGAGAGAAGAAAAAGAACTGAACCTCAGTGAACCGCAAGAATACATCCTATACAGTCCTAACAGGATCAACCTGTTCATGGGAGGCACTGGAAGCGGTAAGACATTTTTGGAGGGTGTCATATCTGCGGATTTTGTCCGTAACTACCCTCATGTTACGGGCTTCATTGGAGCAAACACTTACGAACAGCTCAATACGTCGACTCTCAAGAGAATACGTGATACCTGGCGTGATTATTTCGGCATGGTTGAAGGGCGGGACTATGTTGTTGGTCAGGCTCCGCCGAAGGGCTTTAATCTTGAGTGGCACAACTTCGACCGTTACGACAGTATTATTAGCTTCAGAAATGGTGCAGTGGTTTTCAAGGCTTCGCTCGATAATTATAAAGCACACGAAGGAAAAGAAATAGGATGGGCAATACTCGACGAAACGAAAGATACGAAAGAAGAGGCCGTGAAGGAGGTTATCCTGCACAGGCTTCGTCAGGAAGGGATGAATTTTGGTGGGCGGATGGTGACACCGATGTACATTGGAACGACTCCGGCGAAGGTGGATTGGATCAACGAATGGTTTAGGCTGGATGAATATGAAGACGAGATTCAGTCACATATTTACGATAAGAATGATTTTTTCAGATATGAAGCGGACGACAAATGTGTAAGTATATGCTCCACATATCACAATCAGGAGAATCTGCCGGAAGGGCATATCGAAGGGCTGATCAAGGAGCACCTGGACAGGGAAGGCAAGCTGAAAGAGAGCGGGAAGAGGCTGATATATTCGAATCCGTTTGTGAAGGCCGGGGGAGAGTTTTACAGTTCATTCGACAGGACGGCGCACACAGGAGAGGTCAAACATATCCCAGGAGAACCGATACATATAAGTTTCGACTTCAACGTCGTTCCTTATATGACGATCACATGCTGGCAGATAAAGCACGAAGAGAAGTGGTGGGAAGTGCGGTGTTTCGATGAGTTTTGCTTGCCGTCGCCTGATAATACGACGGAGCGCATAGCTAAAGTGTTTAAGAATAAGTGGGGTGAGCAGGCAAAGGCAGGGTTATTTTTTTACGGTGATCCATCAGGGGCGAGCAGGAGCACGAGAGGACGAAGGAACGATTTCGATTTGATAGAAGGGGTGTTGTATGATTTACTGAATAATTATAGCAGAAGGGTAGCAAGGGCAGCACCTATGGTCGTAGATAGAAGAGATTTCGCAAACGATATTTTTGATAACCAGTACGATATTCGTATATTGATTGACAAGCAATGCAGAAATACAATAGCCGACTTCGAATATCTCAAGGAAGATGCGGATGGAAAAAAGATGAAGACCCGTATCACGGACCCGGAAACAGGGCAGTCGTATGAAAAGTATGGTCATACCTCTGATAGTTTCGATTATTTTATAACTGAGGCATTTGCTCATTATTTCAGTAAATACAGATAAAAATGGAAGAAAATTTATTATTGATGATGCAGTTGTTCGCCAATATAGTAGCGAATGATCTGAAGCATCCCTATTATGAGCGGGTCACAACGCTCGCTGATGATTACCGGGCCTATGTCACCGGGGAAGGGCTGGATGATATGATGGAGCAGTTTACAATGCGTGAAGACGAGACAGCTTTTGAACAGAGGAAGAAAATCACTCAGCATATTATTCCTTCGGTAGTAAGTAACATCACCTCTGTGGAACGGAAGGTTCCCAGGTCTAATGGTAAAACCAGGGTGCTGGCATATATTGAAGGAGAGCAGCACAAACAAGCCGAAGAGCTGGAAGAGATTCTGAAAAAATTCTGGGGTACTATGTCCCTGGATGAGTGGATGGCTACACGGTGGATCGAACTGAATGACGTAGACCCGAATACTTTTCTTGTGGTTGAATGGAACGCCTTTGACCCAATGGAAGAGATTGCCCAGCCTTATCCTTACGAATCTGATTCACACCAAGCGGTGATGTTTGAGTATGTCAACAATGTATTGCAATATCTGGTTGACTGTAACGGCGGGAACTACACTATGTACATGAAGAACCAGACCATCAGGGCTGTACAGATTGTTGATGAGGATGAGAAAGACAGGCTGAAGAAGCAGATTGAGGAACCTGGTGTGCTGATGGAGATAGACGGGGTGTTCTATTTCAAGACGAAAGAGGGTGATTTCTACATGATAGAGATATTCGAGCCGCACAACCTGGATATGGTCCCTGCATTCAGGGTAGGGTACAAGCGGGATGAATTCACCGACGGGCATACTTATGTCAGTCCGTATCATGACTGCGTTCCCTATCTCAAGAAATCAATCAAGGCGAATTCAGAGATGGATTTGACGATGGCCCTGCATGCTTTTCCTCAGAAGATTGTTACTGCCAAGAAATGCTCGAATCCTAAATGCAATAATGGATATATCTATGAAGAGGGAAGTGTGGAAAAATGCAAGGTATGTAAGGGTGAAGGTTTTGATGTTCATACCAGTGCCCAGGATATCATTTATGTACCTATTCCCAGAGACAGTGTCGAGCAATTGAGCCTGGATAACATGGCCCGGTATATTACCCCTGAAGTGGCCCTGATTGAATTCCAGAGGCAGTATATCGAGTACCTGACGGAAGAGTGTATGGGAGCAGTGTTTAACTCGGATGTTTTCACTGCGGATCAGGTGGCTACGACAGCGACAGAGAAGAGGATCGACCTGGACAATGTTTACGACACGCTTTATCCGCTCAGTGTGCGCTTTGCTAAGGACTGGGAGCATACCGTTAAGATCATTGCAAGGGTGACAAGCAAGGACAAAGGTCTCATTGTCAGAATGACATTCTCTAAAGATTTCAAGTTCAAGTCAAAGGACGACTATATTGCTGATCGTAAGGCCGCTCAGGATGCTGGTGTGCCGGATGCTATACTGCGGAATATTGACGACGAGATCATGAAGGTCGATACGGCAGAGAACCCTGTGGAGTTTGCTGTATATAAGACCGTACAGAGTTTCGACCCGTTCTCCGGGAAGACGGATGCAGAGATAGCGTCAGCACTGGCAAGCAATACTGTTCCTTTTAAGGTGAAAGTCCTGTACAACAATATAGGCTGGATATTTGATGAGATATTTCTTGAGCACCCTGATTTCTATGAATGGGACAGAAGGAAGCAGAACAAAACAGTGGATGCAAAGGTGGAAGAGATAGCAACGGAACTTGAAGGGCAGAATACGCAGCCGCCAAAGTTTGAAGAAGAGGATAAGGAAGGCGACGAAGGTAACGAAGAATAATGGCTACCGACATACAGCTACGGGATTTATGGAAGAGGAAGGATGATTATATCACTTCCAAGCTGGACTGGCTTACCAAGAAAGTAGACAAAGCACAGTCCGATTTCCTTACTGCGCTCATTGCTGATTATATGGGACAGTTTTCTTTGGATGAGAACGGCAACCTCAAGCCTACGGTAGGAAACATGCGTATGGCTATACGCCTGGACCAGTTTTTCGATTCCTTTGACAAAGAGTCTCTGAGAGCTATCAATACACAGTATGGTCTGGATATGCTCAAGCTGACACCTCTGAGTGAGCGGTATTATTCCGCACTTACTGGAAGTGATGCCCGTGACCTGGTAAAGAGCCTGACGGAGAATGTTCGTTTTATCGAAGAGAGCATAGGCATCAAAGATGGGAAGATCATAAAAGGAGGTTATCTTGACAACATCACCCGGATGCCAGAAGTGAGGCAGCAAGTCAAGGATTATGTTACTTCGAGTGTTGCCAATAAGAAAGGATATTCCGAGTATCTGCGTGGTATGAAAGAGATCATGGTGGGAACGCAGGAGAGGGCAGGAGCATTTGAGCGGTATTACAGGCAGTTCGCTTATGACACTTTCAACCAGACCGATGCCGCTATAAATAAGCATTATGCTGATGGCCTGGGACTGAAGTGGTTTATATACACAGGAAGTCTGATAGATACCAGCAGACCGTTTTGTCGTAAACGTGCCGGAAAGGTGTTTAATACCGATGAGGCAAATAAGTGGAAATGTGATCCAAACCTGATAGGCAAACCCAAAGGAAAGAAATGTGATGATTCGTATAACCCCCTCATAGAACGTGGCAGGTACAATTGCCGCCATACGATAAGGTATATTTCGGCAACGCTGGCATGCGATATGGGAAGAGAAGATGCCTGTGATTAGCATAGTGATGCCCAGTTATCTGGGTGAATATAAGAAAGCAGCAAAGAACCGGGATCGAAAGATTGTCCGGGCGATAAATAGCGTTCTTTGTCAGACGTATCAGGACTGGGAATTGATAGTTGTAGCTGACGGCTGTGAGAAGACCTGTAAGATAGTGGGTACATTCACGGATAAGAGGATCAGACTGTTCTACATAACTAAACAACCCACATGGAGCGGGAACGTGCGTAACAAAGGCATTCAGGAAGCCAGGGGAGAGTATATATGCTACTTGGATATTGACGATGCGTTTGAGGAAACGCACCTTGAATCGATAGCGAAAGGGCTGGATGGGAAGGACTGGTATTACATGGATGATTGGGTATACCGGCAGGATACGAAGGATTTTAAGCTGAGGACATGCAGGGTGAATAAGAAAGGGTATTCTGGCACGTCGAACCTGATACACAAGAAAATAGCATTGTGGAATAAGCGTGACAACTATGCTCATGACTGGAATTTTATTCGTAACTTGAAGCATGCAAGCCAGAACTACGGACGTATTGAAGGCGGGAAATACCTTGTCTGCCATATACCAGGAAGATTCGATACCTGACAGTATTTATGATGTTCACTTAATTTACACGTATCATGGGATGCAATTGCAAGAAAAAACGGAACAAAGTACCTGTATCAAGCAGGTCAAGCTCTTTAGCAGAGAAGCAGCTGCCAAAGGATAAGTACATACCTAAATTCGGAAAAGAAAGTACGCAATGATCAGCGTTATCACTCGTTGCAGGAATAGGCTTGAATATACAGCCCAGGTAGTCGATGCTGTCTTCCGGCGTACCCGGTATGATTATGAGCATATCATAATCGATAATGCAAGTAGTGACGGTACGAAGGAATGGTTTCACTGGATGGCTGACCATAGCTGGCTGAGGAAATCCAAAATAAGGTACGTCAGGATGGAGAGCAATCATGGTGACTGGGGAGGAATGCTTACCGGGGCAAAGATCGCTCAGGGCGACTATATCGTACAGCTGGATAATGATATCATTCCATGTGAAGGGTGGCTGACATCACTTTTCTGGGGCATAAGTCTGACAAAGTACAAGCTGGTTATGCTGCGTAGGGAGAATGTAGCATGGAAATTAAAACCGCTTGGCAGGGAACAGATGATCAGGGATTTGGTTATAGCACCCGTTGAGAGGGCTGTTGCATGTTACATTATCAGGAAGGACGACTTCATGAACTTGGGAATATCTGAAGAGCAGGGTATGAAGAGCAAATATATAATGGCAAAAAAACTGGGTAGGTGTGGAAAAATCATGAACCGCACCTGCATCGAAATAGAGGCCGTAGATCAGCGGCAGAAATATTCACCAAAAGACCCGGAGATATGGGAAAAGGTTTAAAGAAGCTAAACATATTCACAGTTCCGCTTATTGTGCGATTCGTTAAGGACTGTATTAAAATATGTAAGGAGTTTGAGAAGTTTGATCAAGAACTTAAAAATTTGGAAAATGGGAAAAGGTTTAAGCAGATCAGTGGATGCAGTACCAACGGCTCCTCCAAAACAGGAAACGGAGAAAGCTGCGGTTAAGAACAAAACAGCCATACAAGCCGTACTTATGGCCCTGGGATTCGGAGAGTATAAGGGTGGTCACGGATCAAAGGACCCGGCGCAACTCAAAGCAAACAGGTATAGCGTCAAGAAACGGAAGCGCAGGCTCCAAAAGCAACACCGCAAGGCATGTCGATGATAGATATTGTCATAGTAGCCAATAGTAGGGACAGCAGGCTGTGGGAAATGACTGCCAATGCTATTAAGTCAGCAGTCAAGCATGCAAGTTATCCGATAGGGAATATTGTAACTATTGAGCAAGCGAGTTATGCAAGAGAACAGAAAATAGGGCGCACATTGTATTATGACTTTGAATTCAATTATAACGAATGCCTCAACCTGGGCAGGACCCTATGTAAGAGTCAGTATGTAGCGTTTTGTAATAATGATCTTTATTTCGAAAGAAACTGGGCCAGAAATATCGTTAATGCAATGGAAGCGCATGGGTATCTCAGTGCCAGTCCCAGCTCCAAGTATGTGTTTAATGGTGTAGTCGAAGGATATGACATAGGAAAAAAAGGGCAGCTCCTGGGGTGGTGTATTGTCACTGATCAGGAAGTATTTGAGCACATAGGCAGATTTGATACGCCTGTACAGTTCTGGTATTCAGATAATGTATACGGTGTGCAGCTCAAGTGTGCCGGGATCAAGCATGCCCTTATAGGCAGTTCACTGGTCAGGCATCTGGGAGGCGGAAGCGTAACACTTAAAGCCATAGGAAGCCTGAAGAGGGCCAGGTATATGCGAGCACAGGAAGAATTTTTCATCGAATATAAAAAACAAAAGTATGCTATTGCAGGTATTGAAATCTAAGTTAAAGTCAGTCGTAGTTACTGACGCAAGCGTTGATTATGAAGGAAGTCTGACGCTGGACCCGGTATTGATGGATGCGGCGGGGCTATTCCCGTATGAGCGTGTTGAGGTGAATGGTATTAACAAGTCGCACAGGCTGGTGACGTATGTTATGCCCGGCCATCACATGAGCGGACAAGTAGAGATGAACGGGGCTATGGCAAATTTCTTTCAGCCGGGTGACAGAGTTCATGTAAACTGTTTTAAGTACGGTGATCCGATTTCCGAGTTATCACGCACAGACAAACCGATAGTTGTAGTTACCGACGACCGTAATATGATCACAGAGATCAGATGAAGTTTGCTATCATAACGGCGATCTGGCAGAGGGAACCGATAACGAAAATATTCCTAAAATCTGTACAGAGATACTGGCAGGATTATGGCATTCAGACAATGATTGCTGGAAGTGAAGGGGTGAGGACAAGGGATATGTGCTTAGATGCAGGGGCTGGATATACAGAGACTCCGAATGAACCGCTATCAAAGAAATGGAATCAGGCAATCATGGGAGCATGGATAGCCTGGAAGCCTGACGGTTTTATTCTCATGGGGAGCGACGATTTTATGAATGATAAGATAATTGAAACACTTCAGAACGCTTTGATAAAAGGTATTGATGTTGCCGGATTCAGAGACTGTTATTTTTATAATTCCAAAACAGGGGAGGCAGGATACTGGGCAGGGTATTCGGTAGATCACAGGAGAGGGGAGTCGATAGGCATGGGAAGACTTCTGTCAGCTAAAGCATTCAAAGCACTGGGAGGAAGGCCCTGGAGCCACGCAAGGGCAGGGTTGGACTGGATCATGATGCAACGATTAAAAAAGCAAAAGTTCCTGAAGAGGGAAGTTTTTAGTGTTAAAGATGTTGGCGGGGCATTGCTCGACGTAAAAGGATTTGGCAACCTGTCAGGATATACGGCATATCAGCTTGAACCATTTGATATGACAATACTCGATACGATACCTGAATTCTCAGAGATTAAATCGCTATGAAGATTACAATGCTATCTGAAATCGATTACGCAGGGTCAGGGCATAAGCTCTGTGAAGCGATTGATCTGCATACTGACCATGATATAAAGATTTTCACCGGGAAGTATTACAATCCGTATGGGCATCCTGATAATTCCAAATGGAGCAAGAAAGATGTTCAGCGCAGGATCGATGAATCAGATATTGTTCACCTGAAGGGCGATGTTCCGCCAAAAGACGGATACCTGGGACTGAAAATCATGCACAAGCCAATAGTTATCACTGTTTCCGGTAGTCACTTCAGGCATAAGAGATTTGGAGGGTACGGGAAATACAAGGTCGAAGATTACCGGGATGCCATAGTCAGGACAGCTTTTACCCCTGACTTATGTTATTCAGGATTCTCGGATATCTGGACGCCCCATCCTATTATGTGCACAGATACGGAGCGGGAATGGACCAGGAGTGACCCGCCTGTTCTTATGCACATACCTTCCAGAAGGGAAGTCAAAGGGACGGATTTTGTGTATGACATATTCGGAGGACTGAAAGAGGTTATGGATGTGCAGACTCTTATTCTTGAGAACGTACCGTTCAGCAGAGTAATCAAGGAGCGGAAGAGGGCAACGATATATTTCGATCAGTTCAATGTAGGGTTTTATGGCAACTCAGCAATCGAAGCAATGGCTTACGGTGTCCCGGTAGCGGCATGGATACGCCCGGAAGTAAAGATCGACGAACTCTGCCCGGTGATCACTGAGGACAAGGATGTTGACAAATGGGTTGAACGGATATACAGGGAGCTGAATGGCGATCTTAGCACTTTAAGCATAGGATCAGTGATGTGGTGTCACCAGAAACATAGTTACAAAGCAGTAGCACAACAATGGAATAAAATCTATGACATCGTTACATTATGATTGGAAGTACCGTCAGTACGGCGGGAATGCAGTAATATCCTCTGAGTTTAGCGACACAGTGCCGGATAAGGTGAGGGTATTTATCTCGCCTGATTTATACTATCCGTATCAGAAAAATAAGACTCCGTTTACAGGGACACGCCTGCTTCCATACCGGGAGCACCCGGAGCTGACGAAATTCCTGTATAACCTGATCCCGGCAAAAGGAAGGTTATTCGGAATATGGAGCGAGCTGAAGAAAGCTATCAAGAAAGCATGGATGCCTGGAAAGATTCATGTCATAGGGTCCAGCTCAGGATATGATTCCCGTGTTATAGCAAAGGTTATTCAGGAGTTACGAGAAGAGAAAGGTGACAGCTGGCTTGGTGAATACTGGTTTGTCGAATGTGGTGGCGAAGGCGAAAACTTTGAGAAGATCATGAAAACACTGGGCTTCACGAATTACATTATATGGGAACCGAAGTATGACTTTGATTATTTCAAGGATATCCATAAGCGTTTTAATGGCCTGTGTGCGTTTCCGGTGAACCAGTGGTATGATTACTTCATTGACACCTGGAACGAAGAGGACATCCAATATATCTCAGGCTACGGGGGTAATGTGAGTGACGCAATGAGGCTGACAAGTCCGTACCTGCTGGAACCGCATCGTAAGAAGAGGACGAAGCTCAAAGACAGGCTGCGGTTTTACTTCAGGCATCAGTATTACTACCAGATTTCAGCATTCAGGGAGCCTAAGTATTCGTTTCACCCGTTCTGGTCATGGAGGTACATCACTTCCGTTGCCGGGTATGAGCATAATGAAGGACGGCAGGCGGAGCACCTATGCAGGCATTTCGTACCTGAATGTGAGCATATCAAAAGACTGGAAATACTGGGTGAGGTTACGGCGAACGGGCACAGGACAGTAAAACCCGAAGAGCTAAAGAAAATGTACGAATGGTTTAAGTCGACGAGATACGGCAAAATGAGTACCGTTAAACCTTCAGACAGCATCAGATACAGCAGATGGTGGCTGGATTATTGTATAGCAAGTTATGTCGAAGCGAATAACATTGACGTGCGTTGACTGTGGCGGTGGTCACGCCTGCGGACTGGCGATCGGACTGAAGAAGTACGGTCAGGTTACTTCCGTATGGGAGAATAGGAACAAGCATGGGTTGGACTACCTTGTGCCTGACGCTAAGTTCGGGTATAGGAGAATACCGAAGGAAGGCGATCACCTGATAATTGTGAGCTGCATCACCTGGGATAGGATAAAGCTGTTCTTTGGCTCGTATGGATGGAAACGTTTACTCAGGAATTACGGCAAGGTGCATATTATTATAACTGATGGTCGGTTTGCACGTTATCCCGAACAGTACAATCCGCAGTTTGAGGGTATAGATGTTCTGACGACGGCATGTAAGCGGCACTTCAGGGGTGATCTGCCTACGAAGACGTATTACCAGCCTTTTGATTTGAGGGATATATGGAAGGAGAAATATACGAAACTGACAGTAGCGCATAGTCCGTTCGTTCCGGCAAAGTTCAGGGAGAAAGGTACTGTGGATATCAAAAGAATTGTCGGATTGCTGGATGTAGATTTGGATATAATTACTGGTGTATCATGGGACGAATGTCTCAGAAGAAAAGCACCAGCACACATATTTGTAGATCAAATAGACCACTATGACAGAGACAAGTTCAAGTTCAGGGACCCGGATTATATCTGGCCTGCCCTCGGAAAATCGGGAATCGAAGCACTCCACCTGGGATGTGCTGTTATCACTTATGGAGCGAAGCATGATACTGAGATTCCTGCCCCGCCTGTGGCATGGGTTACGAAAGACACATTTGAAGAGACACTGCTTCGGCTCGTTAATAGTCCAGATGAGCGGGACAGACTCGCACATAATGGGACTGACTGGGCGTTAAAATATGCAAGTTATGATTATGCTGCAAGAAATGTTCTCGGACTCAATTAGCTACATGCAGTTCAAGGCCGCAGTCTTGAGTATGGAAGTAGCGGAACCGTACAAGTTCATCCAGGATGAAGCTTTTATTCCTGCATGTATCTTGGGAGCGACGGCTCTGGTGAACACGGCACTTATAATGAACTGGGATGGACAAAATAAAACGGCCCTGGTTCATCAGACAACGCTTATATTCATTGCCGGGGGATTGCTCTCGGTATTAACATATTTTATACAATGAAAGCAATAGTAACAGGGGGGGCAGGTTTCATAGGCTCACATATCGCAGATAGACTTATTAAAGACGGTCACGAGGTTATAATATTCGATGATCTTTCAGCAGGGAAGTTAGAGAACATTCCAAAGAAAGCAAGGTTTTGTCAGGTAGATGTAAGCAACTGGGATGAATTAGCAGCTAACAACAATGAGTTTAAAGGCTGTGATGTTATATTTCATAACGCTGCAAGCAAGAAAAACATCTGTCTGAGAGATCCAGTTAAAGACTTACAGGTAAACGGTGGAGGGACGCTAATGCTCTTACAGCTTGCTCAGAAATATGGAGTTAAGAAGTTTGTCCATGCCTCAACGGGATCTGTTTACGGGAATGTTACTGCTGAGATAAACGAAGGAACACGGCTTATGCCTGTTAGTTATTATGGGATTTCCAAGTTAGCAGGGGAAAGTTATGTGAGGCATTTCCGATATGCTTATGGAATGAACATCACTATACTAAGGTATTTCCATGTTTACGGAGAAAGACAAGAGACTGATGCTGATCTTGGTGGTGTAGTAGCTATCTTTAGAGACAGGATAAGAAACAGATTAGGGATAACTATTCACGGTGATGGTGAGCAACAGAGGGTTTTTACTCATGTTGAAGATGTTGTAGAGGCTAATATGATAGCATGGAAACAGAACCGCACGTATGGACAGGTTTATAATTGTGCAGCCTCGGAGAAAGTAACGGTGGGACAGTTATCAGATTTACTTATGGATGAATACGGGGAAGTAGAAGTAGAATACACTGATCCTTTAGAGGGAGATATATTTTGGTTCGATGTTTCTTCGGAAAAGATACAACAGTTAGGAGTTAAATTCAGACCTTTTAAGGAAGGAATAAAGACAATGTTATGAAATCAAAAATTATTTGGGAAGATTTAGATAAAGAAGCTGTAGAACAAGCTGAAAATCTTGGACTCCCTCAACCTGAACCAAAGAAATCAGAAGGAGAGATATATTTTGACGCAAGCTATATTCATTTAGCGTATCTGAATAGTAATGGAGAAATAATCGCCTTTTTTCCCTCTGGGAATTGGGTACTTGAATATGATGAGCAGGTATGGGAAGAAATAAAAACACAGTTAGACAAAAATAATGGGATGTTATGAACCTAATATTAGCAGCCGGAACACAAACGAGATGGAACGCTACTGAGGAAAGGGGAATAATATTACCAAAGGTTAAGCAGTTAGTTCCTGTTAATGGTGTTCCTTTGATTGTGGATATTCAAAACAAGTTTGAAGATTCAATAGTAGTAACTAATGATCAGGAGATAATAAATAATTCACACAAATATTTTAAGCCTGAGAATAGTGAGGTAACTCTGGCAACGCTTTTCTCTACTCGTGACTTTTGGGGGGAATGGACTACAATTCTTTTAGGTGATGTTCTGTATGGAAGGAACACAAGAAAATTAATAGAAAGGCAGAAAGAGTCGCTAATGTTCTATGGTGACAGGGGTGAGATTTATGCTATCAAGTTTCACCTGCGAATGAGTGTTCCGATTATTATGGCTATTCATGGCATTGTCAGCTCGACTGATTTTAAGAAAAAGTACGGTAAGCTCTGGAACTTGTACCGCAGACTGAATGAACTGGATTTTCGTAAACACGCAATAGCCGGGATGTTCACGTATGTGAGAGACTGCATGGATTTTGACAATAAATTACAATATTTACGTTATGCCAAAAGTAAAGAAATACGAAGGTAGAATTCCGGCGTATTACAGGCGTAGTGCACTGGACCTTATGTTGTTTACGCATGTTACCGCTATGTGCGAACGCAATAAGATGATCCTGGAAGAGGCAATAGAGGATTTCTTTGATCTGTATGGGATATCTACTGAAGAATATCCCTTGGAGAGTGCGCTGACGACGTATAATAGGGTGCGAAATAATTTTATCTGGGCAAATCTGAATGATAAGGTTTGACATTGTTAAATATTAAACTTAAATTTGTAAATCATGGCGAAGAAAAATTTAGAAAAAAAGAAGTATTACAAGAACGGCAACCCGGAATTGTATGCTTACTTCACCGATGAGCAGATGCGTCACTTCACAGACCGGGAGAAGGCGATGTGGACAGAACGCAGCTCTGAAGACGAACCACCGATCTCTGAGGATGTTCTGAACTTCCAGAATAAGCAAGTCGAAAACATGCAGGATAAGCTAAAGAAAGCTGAAGGAAAGATTGCAGGGCTGGAAGCAGAGAACGATGAGCTTATTGCAAGCAACAAGGCATTGCGAGAAGAGGTCAACGCACTGAAAGGCCAGATGTCAAATGCTGGCGTAAAAACCCAGATGTCAAATGCTGGCGTAAAAACCCAGGACATTCCCAGTGGGGATGATGAGGAAGCGAAGAAGAAAATTCTGCGGGATGAATGTAAGAGGCTGGGGATAAAGTTCGCATGGAATTCTACTGTTGAAACCCTTGAGAAAAAGCTGAGCGATGCCAACAATAAGGAGTAGGAAATACCCGGAACACGACCCTATGTACGTCACTGCTGACGTATGGGAAGTGATGAAAAAGAAGGGACTGGCTCGCAGGTATGTTGTCGTTGACGATGACGACATGAAAGAAACGGTCATCCCTGCCCCTGAAAAAATCTTCGATGTTGGCAAGCCGGAAAGTGTTGATAACCCTGTTGAAAATACTGTTGAAAACATTGTTGATATCCCTGATGAGTCTGACATGACAGTAAGTCAGCTCAAGAATTGGTTTAATGAGCATGAGGTGGAGTATCCCGCTGGTGCTAAGAAAGCCGAGTTATTCGAACTTTATTTAGAAAAAATACAAGCAGTAAGAAATGGAAACAATTGATCTGCTGAAAGGTGTCTTGACGAAGACGTTAAACATGACGGAGGAAGAGCTAACCGCACTCTTATTTGAACCTGCGGGTGATGATTCCAAAGAGCTAGTTCTTAAAGACGATGCTCTCAACCTGGTACTCGATCGTGACACATCTCGCGTCGACAACATCAAGAAAAGCACGAAACCGGACAAAAAGGCTTTACAGGCCGAGTATGACAAGGGTGCTTTCAAGGCTATTGAGAAACTTGAGAAGTCGGTTAAAGAACTTTATGACGTGGAGAGCGACAGTCAGGGTCTTGATCTTGTAAAAGAAGTGGTGAACGCCGTTTCAGAGAGCAAAGCGCAGATCACGGAGGATGATATTAAAAAGCATCCGTTGTACCGTGACCTGGAAAAGAACAGGGTCCCGAAAGCCGACCTGGAAAAAGTTCAGACGGAATTTGATCAATTTAAGTCCAACATGGAGCGCAACACAAGACTTGGTAGAGTCAAGTCCGATGCTCTGGTCATTCGAAACAGTCTCAAACCAATCATAAGCCAGAATGCCGATGTTGCTCAAACTCGCCAGGATGATTTCCTGCGTAAGTTCGACGACTACGATTTCGAGCTGGATGATGAAGGGAACCACTTGGTAATGAAAGACGGAAGCCGTGTAGAAGACGGTCACGGCAATCCTGTGAAGTTTCAGGATTTTGCCGCCAACATAGCACGTAAGTGTTATGACTTTCAGGCAAGTGACTCCGCTGGTAATGCCGGAAACCGTAACAACGGTCAGGGAGGAAGCCAGCACATTCAGGTCCCGAAAAGCAAAGATGAGTATTTGGTTCAGATGAATGATTTGATGAAGAAGGGTGATCGGGAGGGGAGGATCAAGCTCAAGCAAGCCTGGGATGCCGCTCAAAAAAGTTAAGAAACAATGAGTATCACAGCGGGAGTTTTTTCGGAAACCACGTTGGTGAACATACAGGTGAAAGCCGATGAAATCTGGAACGACAGGATTCAGAGGGAAGATTATGTACCGGAGGCGGAGATCGTCAACTGCATAATCGACCAGACGACAGCTCGTTTTGGAGCGCTGAAGGGGAAGAAAGACCCGTCAGTAAATGTCGGATGGATCAATGCCTGTGACGTTTCTGCCGATTCGTGTGTGGACTGTACGATCAGCGGAACAGAACTCTCCACTAACACTGAAGAGTATTATCTGAACCGTGAGCAGTGTGTATCATTCAAAGTAGTAGAGAATGACTTCAGGGACAATTTCTTCGATTTCGAAGATGTCGTAGCAAAGGGTTTCCTGAAAGCATCCCTTGAACTCGATGAATGGTGGGCAGCTCAGATCGTGGCAGTGCTGAATGCGAATGTAGGCCAGAACGAAGTCACCACCGGGAAAGGTGATGTCAGTGGAACGACCACCTATATCCAGCCTGCTTTTTGGGATGCTAACCTGATGTCCTATTTCGCTCGCGTAGCGGCTGGCAACAGGTTTAAGCGTCCGATGCTTATTTCCGGGGCAAATCTCTGGGAGTCCAGCTGGACTGCCATGCTTGAGAATTGCTGCGAAAACAGGCGTGGAAAGTACGGAAGTATGGATATCTGCTTTGACCTCTTCAACATTGACTCAGTTAATGATCCTGACCTCATGACCTACATGATAAATCGCGGTGCTCTCGCATTTGTCACGAAGGCATACTATGAGGGAATCACAGCGGCTGCGCCCGCTGAGTATATGGATCAGCACAGATGGTCGATGCCCAGTTTCTACCTGCCAGGGGTTATTTACGATGTTCACTATAAAAATGAGTGTTCAGGAGGCGACTTCTTTACACACAGCTTCAAGCTGAAAACATTCGGTGACATCTTCGTAAACCCGATCGGGTGTACAGAAACACGCACAGGAATTCTTGAATTCGAGTGCGGTGAAGAGGACTAAGCACAGAAATAACGTTAAGTTTTTCGTAAGAAGAATTTGAGTTTGTAAATTGGAGGGTGTTTTATGCACCCTCTTTTTTTTAAGTTATGAGAGAGATAGATAACATACCAGGAGTTTATGCAATCATTAATACTATTAATGGTAAAAGATATATTGGCAGTTCTTTTGATGTTAAGAACAGATTGGTTGGAATAACTATAAAAAAATAGCACAATGTCATTAATAATCAATGACTTATATCAATGTTATGATTACATAATAGGACTGTCAAGGACAGAATGTGCATGCGACGATCCGAAAGGTGACTATGAACTGGACTTCAATACCAGCTATTCCGGCCTGTATATCGACGAGCTGGAACCGTTGAGGGTACTGGCAGGACTGGAAAACTGTGAGGACGATGTATGGGAGATCATGTCAAGGGCACGGGAGAACGCTATCAAAGAATTTGTCAGAGATGCTACACGTGAGCTGCTGAAAAATAATGAAGTGATAAACCAGCCGTATTCAGGGGTAATAGGACGGAGGGTGAACACCCAGGACAGGAGCATCACAAAGACTTATGCCGGGGTGCATATAATCTGCAAGAAAGTAGTCGGAGGGCAGCTTACCCTGAAGAAGATTTACACAGCCTTCAACTTCACCGGGACCGTAGACGTATATGTTGCCGATAATCTCGGAAATATCTGGGGACCGTATACACTGAATACCACTGAGGATACATGGGTGGAGAACGATATCACTGACCTTGAGCTTCCGCTGTGGAGTGACCTGGTCGACAATGTTGAATATTTCATTTACTATGCACTCGGAGCAAACCAGCCACGAAACAATGATATATGTTGTGACTGTGATAAGCATTTCGCCTTCTGTGCGAATAGACCTTATTATCTGCGCGGACATACCGACGCATACAGGTGGGCTGAGAGTATTATGGCTGGCGGCTTCACCACAGATGATGTGACAAGGTTTGAAGAGGTCGAATATGACTATGGAGGTAATGGATACCTGAATGGGCTAAACCTGGGAATAGATATAGACTGCGAATATGGTATGGTGCTGTGTAAAGAGTCTATGAACTTCATGAGCGATCCGCTGGCCCTGGCAACGGCATCGGCTATCAGGTACAAGGCCGCAGAATTTCTTGCTGACAGCATATTTGCTAACCCGGAGATGAGCTTCACGAAACTGGTAAACAGGGAGAACCTTGCTACCGAACAGGCTGACTGGCGGAAGAAGTACATGGAGCTTGTTGAGTATATCGGTATGGAAACAGATGTTACGAAAACAGATTGCTTGCAATGCAGAGATAAACAGCCTATAAGGAAAGGCACAATATTTTCATGACACCCGATGAAGCTGCAAACAGATTTCACAGCCTTGAGATGCTTATTAAGCGTGACCTGCCGGGTTTTATACAGGAGATCATAGCTCATGACGCTGTGGCGATGATCCATAACAGGGTAGTCAGGCAGCAAAAGAATTATCTCGGTGGTCAGTTCTCGGCATATAGCAAGCGACCGATGCTTACCAGCGGGGTGACAGAGAAAAGCAAGAGGGTGTACAGGCAAGTAGCGGGAAGCAAGAGCAAAAGAAGAGAGCTGGACTGGGTAGCGATAAAGAGGCAGGGGAAAAATATTCACCTGTTTGAATTGAAGGGAGGGTATGCTGAATTACGGAGGATCGAAGGGTTCTCTAATTCACGTAAGAGCTTCGAGTTTACCGGGCAGATGTGGAGAGGATTCGGGGTAAAGAAAACAGTGACAACGGGAAACAGGATAATAATTACCCTGGGAGGAAGGAACATAAGATCACAAAAGCTGATAGATGCTAATTCAGCAAGAGAGGGTGTTTCAATAGTCAATATCTCAGATAGCGAACTAAAAAAACTGGCTGAAATGATAGATAAAGAGATTGCCCGGTATGTACGAAAAGTAGGACTGTCATGATATACAAGATAGCCAATATGCTCAGGGATGAGATTCAGGCACTGAATTTTGTCGAGATAGCTGCGGGGCTGGCAACACCCCATACAGTGAGAGTGAATGCAACACCCTCGGATTCCAGTGAGGGAGTAATGGAGGGCAGGGTAATACCTATGGCATATAACGATCTCGGAATAGCCTGTGAGGAAGGGGATTTGTATAAGCTCGTCCCGGATACCAGCAAAAAGAGTATCGTATGGTGGGAGAGCAACGGCATAGAGCCTGTCCGTGAGGATACTTATTATATCTATTCCCGTGCTAATCTTGTATGTATGTGTTGGTGGAATCTGCCACTCATAGATGAATACATGAGTGATCCGGGGCTCTTGGTTGCCAGACTTATAGCAACTATTCCCGGAAGGCTTCCCAATGTTGAGTATATGTCTCAGATACAGGTTATGTTCGCTGGTGAAGAACCGCCAGGATCGGAGATTCTGAGCAGGTATGGCTTCGATGAGCCTGAAAGTCAGTTTGCTACATTCCCATATTTCGTTACTGCTCTGAATTTTACAGTCGAGTTTGCTTTTGGGAAAAACTGCACTGAGGCAATTACCCTTTCGCCATCAGAATGTCCTCCCAGAATGATTGCAGGAAGTGAAGTGGCTTTTGCTGAAGTTGTGTATGCCGGAGTGCAAGCTACGATTATATTAAGATTTCCGACTTACTCATCAGTTACCGTAGATTGGGGTGACGGGAATACGGAGACACAATCAGGGCTTGGAGATTCGGTAAATGTAACCTTTGCAAGCAATTATACCGTAAATGACACCTACTCTGTTACACTCAGGGGAAATTTAAGGAATATATCCTACATAAGATGCTCCGGTCAGGCTCATGTTCAGGGTGATGTATCCGCATGGACTATTTTCAGGAATGTTAAAACTATAAATATCAGTTCATCAGGATTTACAGGGAGTGTTGGAGTATATGGAGATATTGCCAGTCTTGCAGGGATGATTGCAATGGAGGATTTCTTTATTTCATATACTGGGTGTACCGGGGATATGAATGTTATGGCTAATTTCCCTAATATGGCATATTTTGACGTGAAGTCAGTGACAGGGTTAAGTTATACGACAGCTGTTCTGCCTAAATATAATGATGGCGTAGTTATTGAGCTTAATGATTGTAACCTGAGTACAATTGAAGTAGATCAAATATTAATTGACTTAGATACCTCTGGGTCACTAAATGGGCTTATTGTTTACACGCCAGACAACGACCCTGTAAGTGCTGCGAGTGCCGCTGCCAGGGCTTCATTAATTGTAAAAGGATGGGGATTATTTTAATATATAGCATATCAATAGCTGTTTTCGCAGTAGTGTTTAACTGCATCCTTATTGAAGAGGGTATGATTCTGGACTGGTGGGGCCGTATTCTCAAGAAATTACCTGAAAAGGTGGCTGATCCCCTGGGGCAGTGTGCTTATTGTCTGAGTGGACAGATAGCACTGTGGTTCTACATTCTTCAGGATGGATACAGCCTGATTGAGCATGTTTTCTTTGTTTCTATGACCATATTTATCACACACTTAATACTTTATATCTATGAGCAAGCCCAATGAAATAAAACGCCTTCCCCTTGATGTAAAAGAGTTTGAAGCAAATGGAAGAAAATACCATGTGTCAAAGATGCTAAGTGTAGAACGGTGGAGACAATATGAAGACCTTCAGCCGTTAATAGGATTCGGGAGAAGTTTTCAGGATATATTTGACAGTGTGAAAAAAGCGTATGAAGCTCTCCAAGCACCAAAGATCGCTGATGCTTCGGTTATCCTGCATAACATTCTTACTGGCATCAAGGAGAAGCTGGACGGGAGGCATGACCCGGCTCTTCAGATTTGCGCTTTATTTATCAATGCAGAAGGTGAGGATGAGAAGGTTTATGATGAAGAGGTAATGAAATCTAAGATAGAAGACTGGCAGAAGGAGGGCTATGCTATACAGGATTTTTTTTCCTTGGCTTGGAACTTAGTTCCAGGCTTTATAGATATTTACAAGGACGATTTACAAGATATTTCGAGCCTTATGAAGCAAAAGGAATCTACTGGTTCGAAAAGCAAAAAATGAAACGTGATCTATTCTGGTCAGGACTACTGACAAGGATAGCACGGCAGGGAGCAGTGAGTTATATGGAGCTAAAGACATTACCTATAGAAGAGTTTTTTTTGCTGGTTATGGAATATGAAAAAACAATGAAAGATGGCTAAGGTAGAACTTGACATACGGGCGCAGATAGCAAATCTGAATAAAGGGCTGGATAATACCCAGAGGCAGCTTAAAGACTTGCAGGCACAGTCTAATAAGACGAGTAAGACTATGCAGACAAATATGCAGCAGTCTTCTAAGATAGCTGCTGATTTAAAGGGTGCTTTAACAGGAGTATTTGCTGTAGGTACAGCCGTTTCATTAGCTAAAAGT